CTGGACAAAATCCCCGACCCCCGCCGATCCCGCCGCACTCAAGGTTATGGTTGTATCGGTCGCCACGATCGCGCTTGCCAGGGAAAACGGCGTCGGGCTGTTGAGTTCGTCCCAATAGAAGAGACCCAGCGTTCCCGCTTGGATCGTCTGCGTATTTGTCAGCGTCGTAAACGTGATCCCCGCCAGGTCCACTGTCCCCTGCCCCGTCAGATTCAACGCAAACGATGGCTGCGGCGGTGTGTCGGTGTCCACTCCTCCTCCGCTCCCGCCGATCTGCCAGCGCGTCAGTGGATTCAGTTCGTACGCGCTCTCCTGATCGAGCGAGTTTGCTGACCGTCCCGATATTTCCACGGTCGCGCCCGGCGTGTTCGAAACCTCAAACTCCGCCGGACTCGATACACTCAAGCCGCCGAAGTTCCACGTTGCGCTCGCCACCACGAAATAGCTCGTCGAATCGGGCTCCACCTGCCAAGGTGGGCTGATAGTCAACGTGGTGTCGGTATTCGTAACCACCACGCGCTCTTGAGTCGCGCCCGTTCCACGCGTCACCCTTACCAGCGCACCCTTGAAATTGTCCGCCAACATTCCCAGGCCGCTCTTTCCGATGGTCGTCGCCGAGTGAATCCCTACGTTCTCTTCCGGCTGCAGCTCCAGCCTCCAGTAGAAGTTCGCGTGATTGTAGTTGCCGTCGGGCGGACCCACTAGCTCCGCTGTTGCTCCCGCATCAGCAAATGAGCTCGCCACGGTCTGGCCATGCGCGATCCGCAGCAGCTCGATCGGATTCGATCCGCGGTACACTGAGAATCCGGTGGTGGTTCCCGGCGAGAAACTCAGCCCCGTCAGGCTCACGGCGTTCGTGTTCGTCCCCGCGGGAATCTTTGCCATTACCGCGAATGATAATCCACTCTCGGCGCCGCTCGAATCCGTCGCGCTCACGGCGTAGTACAGCGTCTGTCCGCCCGCGAGCGTGCCGCCCGTAGTCGCGATCGTCGGGTTCAAGCTCACCAGTGGAATGTTCGTCAGTGACGAGGCCGCCGCGACCGGTGCCGTAAACGCCGCGCTGAGCTTGACCTCGAAGCTTCCATCCGAAAGCGGAATCACCGTCTCCGTGATGCCGAACTGTTCGATCCCGTTCCCATCCAGTACGCTTCCCACCAGAGGCCGTGGCAGCCCGGTTTCCCCCGCGCCTGTTCTCCGACCCCCGGCCGCGCTGGCGCCGCCTGACGTGTACCAGTCGTCGTCATGCCATTGGGCCGTGATCAAAACGGTCTGATAATTCACCCCCGGAGCCAAACGCAGGATGCGGAACGGTTGCCTTTGTAGCCCTTCCTTCAGATACGTGACCGTGATCAGATTGCCAGGCGCGAGCCCCGCGCCACGAACGGTCGTCTCGAACTCGACCAGCGTGCTCCCCACGGTCGACTTCGCCAGCTGCAAGTCCAGCATGCGCGTCGCCTGATCAAAGTTCGGCAGCCCTAGCCCCGGAAACGTAGCCGTAACCTCGCGCTGCGTTAATGACGCATCATCGACATCCACTAGAGACAGGCTGTCTTGCTGATACTCATTGAACTCGTCTTGGAATTCCACTGTGAGACGGTTTGGCGTATCGGCTCCGCTCGTTGCGTACAGTCGAATCGCCGGATCGCCGTTCGGCTTGCGCAGAATGCCCGAGAATGCAGCCGACCCGTCGCTGAACTCGTAGGCTGGCCAGCCTCCGTTCAACGCCTCGGTGCTATTGCTTCCATCCGGCTTAGTGGGCTGCTGCAGTGCCAGCGTGTTTTCGACGCGCAGCGTCAGCAACCCTCCGCTTCCGTATGTGAGCAGCAGCGACGACCCATTCCGGATGCCCCGCGCGACTTCTGCCGCGCTCCACCGGCGATTCAGCACCAGGTTGCACTCGAATCGCGGGATCAGGACCGTGTTGCCATACAGGTCCGTGGTCTGGATCGCTTCCTCGCAGTACGCGGCTGCCGTGCCGAAACTCACCAGATCAACGTCCGACGTAAGCCAGCCGCTCCGCCGCAGCACGTCCAACAGAACCCACGCGGGATTATTCGTAAACGCCTCGCCGAGCGACGCGCCGCTCTGGTCGAACCGTTCCAGTTTCAGGCCTGCAAGCAGGACTTGTACTCTGGGTAGCGACTGGCCGTTACTAATCGCGTTCGGGACCACGACGCTGACCATCGCCATGCTGCCGTATGGATCGCCGCCCGGAAAATCCGGATTAAACGATCCCGACCGCGTGCCGCTGGTGACCAGGTTGTGCCATCCTGTCCCCGTCATATCCACGCCGCTGACGCCCTCGGGAACTTCCACGTCATTGACGACGACCTTCAAGATCTCCGCGATCTCCCCCATCCCCAGCAGCACTTCCAGATGCGTCAGGTTGCCGTCGTTCCTCGCGAAAGCCACCGGCGGCTGATACCACGCCGTGCCGTACACCAGTGGCACGAAATCGTTATACCGGGCTTCGCTCGCAATGATTGGAGAAAGGTGCGAGCCTGCCTCCCCGAAACTCCGCACCTCGATCTGCGCCGGCACGAACTCCAATCCGCCGAATCGTCCGATGTCGAACATTCCCCGCGCCGTGCACGTCGGTCGTGTGTAGTCGCAGGTTGTGAACGGCTGCCCTCCGTTCGAGGTGTCCAGCGTGCCCACCCCACCGGTCTGATCCGGCGAGTATCCGCAGCGATACAACGCCGAATATTTCCCCTTCGCGCCACCGTTCAATGCTTCCACCCGCTGATCCGAAGTCGCAGGAAATGTCCACGGACACCGTCGTTGGATCCGCACTTCCGGAAGCACGATCCGCTGCAGATTCAATCGATTCGTGAATGTGACGCGCAGTGCCGCTTCCGTAGTCTCTTCCGCTGCGTTCCCAATTCCACGAAAGACAATCCGCGCTTCCGACGCTGCCTGCTGAGCAGTCAAATCGTAAAACAGGAATTGGACGGTGACCTGCGCGCCCCGAAATCCGGTCTCCCGCTCGATCTCCGAAAAACGAGAGTCCGCGTTAGCCAGCGTCACGCTGATCTTGGTGTCTTCCGGCGCCGCCGCCAGCTCGAACAGATTGTGCTTCAACAGCCGCGCATCGTAGTTGTTCCCGTTGAACGCGACTGCGTGCGTCCCCCACCGCTCCACGGAACCGTTCTGCAAGGTGCAGTCGAACAAGAACAGTGGTGTCGGCGGCGTCTGTTCTTCCTTCAGTTGATCTATCGTTGGCATCTAGGTTTCAGCTCGCCACAATCCTGACCACCGCATCGAACACATCCGTTCCCTTCGCTGTTACCGTCAGGTCGTCCTCCGCAAATCGAGCCTGCGCATACAGGCCTCCGCTGCCGCTTGTCTTCTTGTAATCCGACACGCCCGGCTGCGCCTCCACTTGCATTCCGAATAAGTCCACGATTGCACCCACATCCAGTCCCACCCCGAATACGACACTGTCTGTGTTTAGTCCCAACTCGACGTCCAGGGAAACCCGCTGCCATTGGCTCGTCAGCGCGATGTTCTTTGTCACGTTCCCGCCCGTCGTTGTAGCGGATAGAGTGACGTTCGAAACGCCCGTTGTCTTCGCCCACGCGCTCAGCGTGTACCGGAAGTTCCCAGGCACAGCCAGCGTCTGTGCGACCGCCCCTGCCGCCGATCCCGCGTTAACCACTTGCGTCGCCCGCGTCGTTCCCAAAGGATCACTGACGCCTGACGTCAGCTGGATCATTGGACTGCTGTCCCACGCGGGATCGCCGAACTCCTCGCTGCGCAGCAGCAGGTTCCCAACCCAAAAACGTGAATGCCGCGAACCTTCCCGCCACCGCCTGGAACAACGCCTCGATCGCCGTCCATTCGTTCAGCGTCAGCCCGGTCGCCCGCAGTTCCCACTCCCTCATCGCCGCGTCCGAATCCGCGAAAATCACCGTGCTTCCATCACCCAGCGCGTTCACCACGGTGCGCGCGGCGTATTTTCGCGCCACTGGATACACTGCCGATGCTCCCGTCGCCAGTTGTGGAAACACCAGCATCTCAGCGGTTCTCCTTGATCACCACGGAAGCCGCTCCGTCGTCTCGCGCGCGATAATCCGCCGTCATGGTGTCGCCTTCAAAACTGCAGTTCGCGTGAACCGTTCCATCCCATGGATCGGTAAACGTAAACGTCCCTGCCTGACCGCTTTGTGATACGAAGAAATCTTCCAAGCCGGCCAGTTCCGTCTCATCCAGCAGCTCCAGCCGGATCAGCCACCGCTTCAGTGGAGCTCCGAATCCTGCAAATCGCTGCTCGCCGCCGTCCAGGAACCGGAGTACCTGCGTCGAAAACCGTCTCGTTCGATCCGACGGATACTGCGCCACCGCTCCCGTTTTCAGGGCTGGAAAGCTCGCCACCTACGCCTCCCGAACCACATCGTTGAGCACGCTCGACTCGAGCATCGCCTGCCGAACCGCCATCGCGATATCAGCGCTGTGATCCAAGAACGATTGGCTGTCCATTGCCTGCACTTGCACGGTGATCTGCGCCGGCGCGCTCATTTGCCTTCCAGTGGGCGCCGCTCTCGGAAGTCCACCCTGCGGATTGTCCACCGCGAACGCCTGCCCCCCGCTCTCGCTCACTCCTCCGTTAGCTTGAATCGAAGGCGGCAGCGCGAACTTCGTCAGTGGAGGTGGCGTAGTGCTGTCCCCGCCTCCCGAGAACAAGCTCGCGATCCCTGAGATCAGCGGGCTCAGACCCAATCCCGCACCGAATACGTCCAGCAATGTGCTGCCTATCGATCCGCTGGATGTACCCCCGCCCGTCGTCCCCCCCGAACTCGTCTCCAGCGATGCAGTCGCCGCCTGGCTGTCCGTCTGCAGTTGCTGTAACTGTTCAGCCAACTGTGTGATCGATTCACTCAACCCGATAGTTCCCGGATCACTTGCCATTCGACCCCTCCATTCGCAGCTCTTGTTCCAGAACCAGAAACGCATCCGCCTCTCGCGCCGTCGGATCTCTCCATCCCCACGCTCTCGACGCCAGAAATCTTTCTAGCAGTTCGATACTCTCCGCCGTCACCAGCGACCTCGGGCACTCCTCCGTCGACGCCGGTCCGCGCGCCCACACGATTCGCTTCGCGCCCCGCCGTTCCGCCGGCAAAAACCCGCACCGTCTGCGCGATTCCAGGCCCTGCTTCCGGCATGCGTCGCACTCCCAGCGGGACCCGTCACCGCGCAGGAAATGGAATGCGACAATCAGTTTTTTCGTTGGTCTTCGCTCAGCCCGCACTCGCGTTTGATCTGGGCAAGCATCTCCTTCGCCAGATCCAGCGGACCTTTCTCGATCAGCGCAGCCGGTGTCGCCGCCTCCCCGTCGATCTCGAGCCCCTGGACCTCCTCCAAGCCCCACTCGAGATACACTCGATCGATTTCCGCCGCCAGTACCGCCGCCTCCAGCTTCTCTCGCGGGTCCTGTCCGGCCTCCAGAAACTCGACCTTCCGCCCGATCTCCCGAATCCTCCGCGCCAGCTCGATCCGTCTCCCGACCGAGATCCTCGCCACTTTGAACCGCACCCCTGAACAAGTCTCGGCGTCGAACCACGCCGTGCTCTCATGTCTGTTACCCGAAAGCGATATACAGCTCGTCATTCACCGTCCCCTGCGCTCGATCGTTTTGGAACGCCCACTGCAGTCGTGTCTCACTGTCGTCGAATGCCGGCACTTCCGGCACCATCGCCGGCATGTACGCCCCGAACAATTGCCCCGCCTGCTCTCCCAACTGCAACATCACCCCTATCGGCGACCTTTGCCGCGCCGCCTGATACAGACCTTTCGTTTGCGCATCGTCATGTTCGAAAATGCTGAAGTTCAGCCGCACTGTGCGTTCACCCGCCGTGATGCACCTCGCAAAATCGCTTCCGAACTCCTGCAACCTCTGCGCGATGCCGTTGGTCATCGTCAGTTGCGCTGCCGTCAGCGTGAAAAACTGGCTTTCGGGCGCTCCCCATCCACACCTGTCCCAGATGCCCAGGCACAATCGTGTAATCGAAATCTGCGGGAGCCGGTTCCGTTGGATAACTCCCCAGCCCCGCCTCCCCGCTCACGAAGCTCGCGCTGTCTAACAGATCTTGCGACGGCCCCGAAAAGTCGAACTCATGAAAGTCTCCGTTCACTTTCACCGTCATCGTGTCCATGGCCGCACCGTTCAGGATCCGCTGCACCACCGTGCTCGGATCCCAGTAATCGTAGATCGTCGTGCTCCCCAAGTCGGTCGCCAGTTGGAAGGTTGCCGTCGCCCCGATAGCCGACCCAGCCACCGGCGCGACCGAGAAAGCCGCGTTGATGAACACCGTCGTCGTGTTCTGCACCGCCGCCACGAACCGGATCTCTCCGTCTGAGGTGATCGCCTGCCCCGGACTCAGCCCATGCGCGGCTGCGAATTGGATCTGCGTCTGCCCCGTGACCGCCCCCACCGTTCCGCCCGCGAAGATCACTGGTGAGGCTCCCATCGCCGCCTGAAACAGCGGCCCGTGGGTCGGCGGCGACGTCTGATCCGTCCATTGCGTCATGAACGTGTTCAGTTGGAAACTCGTTCGCCTCCGGATCCGGTTCGGTAATCCGGGGAACGTTCGGCTTCCGGTCTTGTCCCGGCGGCTCGTCTGTTCCGGAATCTGCCGCGCCGTCAGCTTCACCAACGGGATTCGATTCGCGCCCGTAATCCCGGCCGCCTGCCCGTAGTTCGACTCCAGCGCCACGTACACTCTGTTGTTGTTCGATGATATGTAGCAACTCATAGTGACAGGTCAACCTCAAATTCCACCTTGGCGATCTGCAGGAAATTCCTCCCGCCGTGCCGCATCGGATCGATACTCACTTCGTACCCGCCCGTGAAGAACGCCCCTTCGCCCCAGCTCCCCCGATTCGCGTCCAGCACCTGCGTCACCGCCTCCACATACAGCCGCAGTTGCTCCTCCACCCCCTCGATTCGATCCTGCGAAACCCGAACCTCGGCGACGGTTCGCACTTTGCCCGAGAAAGTTCGAAACTTCTCGGTCAGCAGGTTTCGAATGCGGTCCGTGTATACATAGACCGCCGGATACTTCACAACCTGCGCGCGCTCGCTCAGTTCGAACGAAACGTTCTGATTCACCACGTGGGCCGGGGGAATCGGAGCCAGCGCGACGCCAGTCTCTTCGGCGATTCCCGCCACCGCCGGACCAAGCCCCGTGGCAGTCGACGTCAGGAACTCCACCATCTTGCGCGTTGCGACACTTCCTGTGTTGGCCATTGCTTCAACCTCGCCGCAACATCCAGCCGCCACTGATATACGTGTCCGCGGATTGCCCGTCCCCCGGCGCCGCACCCGCGGTTAGGCCGGTCCCTGGCAATGTAAAACTCTGCCCTACCGGAACCGGGGTCTGATTTTGCAATGCCAGCCCATCCGGCGTGAGCCCCAGATAGACGTTGAACGCCGTTGCGACTGCCGGTGGACTTGCCATCTGCACTACCGGCAAACTTCCAGCCGGCGCATCGTAAGCGGTCATCTCGCTCGGCTCTCCTTCTTGCCCGGATACTGCCACCCACGACGTTTGCGCATAGTAAGTGGTCTCCGGAATAGTGCCCGCCACGGCGCTGATCACCGGCACCTGTGCCTGCGGAATCGGAGTCAGCGCCAGGCCCACTCCGAAGCGGAAATTGCGCTCGCGCGCATCCCGCGATAGCGCCTGATACTCCAGAAACTTCGCCTGATAACGGTCGTTGAGCTGATTGTTGAAGGCATCCCGGTAGACGATCTCAAGCGTGTGCAATGCCTGCCAGCGCTTCAGTTGTCGGCTGACCACTACGTCCTACACTCCGATCTTTCTGCGCCGGGCCGCCGGCGTCCCCATCTGGAATGGCGAAAACACCTGCAAATCCATCCCCGCGTGGTCCAGGAGAAAATCCAGCACGTCCTCCGCGATCTCCTCGGTCGCCAGGGCGAGCTTCACTCCCAGGTCGATCGTCTCCGAGTTCGCTAGCCCGAGGATTCCCGATTCATAGGCGCGCAAGTCCTCGGTGGTGTTCGGACTACCGTCTGTCAGCAACATTCAGCTGCGCCTCTTTCCACTTCGCTTCCGCTTCCGATTGGAACTGCGCCGTCTCCTCCGGATTCGCCAGGTCTGCCTTCCCTTCCGCGATCAGGCGCGCCGCCACCGCGCGCGGAAGCTCCGTCTTCACCCCGGCCCGGCCTCCGTCCGGCGTGGCGCGGCTGGTCACCACCGCGAAAACCACCTCGATCATGGCCTCAATCTTGCGAATTTTTTCGTAATACCCGAGCAAATCCATATGGCTTTTTGGTGGAGCAGGCTTCAGAGGTTGCTGAAAAACACAATTGTCCGCTCGATGACTCTCGCGGCTCTGAATCGGTGGTCTGCGTTTACAGCGACTTACCGAGCCGCGACAGTGATGGAGCGGTTGTTCCACCGCGTTTTTCAGCGACCTCTTCAGCCTGCAAAGGGGGCTTCAGCCCCCTCCGCCCTTCTCCCCTAACTATTCACCTGCACTCCGAAGCTGTTCCTCAGCACGCCCGTGCCATACAGCACATCCACCGTGAACTGTTGCGCCAGGGTGTTGGGTTGGTAACTCATCGTCACTCGCATCCCGAAGTTGCCCAGCTCCGCGTACTCCGCGATCGCCCCTGTCCCCGGCAGCGGCCTCGGCAACCGGCGCACCACCAAACCGATCGCGTCCCGCGCGAACGCCAGGTTGTGCGTGGTCACCGGACTTGTCCCCGTCTTCACCACGAATTGCGAGCGGAAGATGTAAAAGTCCTTCATCTTCCCCACCGCTCCGTCCACCAGCGCTCGCAATCCCGCCTCGCCCGCGGTGTTAAATTCGCTGAAGCGCGGAATTTGCCGCAGCGTCGAATACGTTCCCGGATCCACGATCAGATACTTGGCTGCGTTCGCGGGAACCTTGGCCGCGAACAGCGCCGTCTCCGCCGAATCCACCACCGCTTCCGTGATCGCCGTCCCGCCCGTTCCCACGGCCGTGTTGGAGGTAAGCAGCGGATACAAACTCACCAGATCCGTCTCGATCTTCTCCGCCAGTGCCACCACCGCCGGCTGCATGTACAGCTTCAGCAGGTCTGGAACCACCAGGATCTTGGTCACGTCCGGAACCAGGAACGTCGCCTCCGCGTGCGTGTTCAGAACGATCTGCGCGTTGTCCAGGTTCGGATTCTGCGTCAGCACCGTGCTGCCTTCCGTTAAGTTGTGCGCCGTTAGCGCCGGCGGGATCGGCACGTTGATCGTGTCTCCCGCGTGCGCCAGCGCCGGTTCATAGTCGCGATTGACTAGGTTGCCCATGACAAGGTTCCCCATCAGCGCGGGCAGCGCATCCGCCGCTACCAGCTTCACAATCGCGTTCGCTACGTTACTCGATGTAATTGCACCCATTAATTCTGACTCCTGAATTCTGACTTCTGTCTCCTGCCCATCAAAGCCCGCGTAGCGTTTGCGACGCCACCCGCGCGATCTCCTGCCTCACCCTGTCCAGCTCCTCCGCGCTCATCCCCGGCCGGATCTTGTCGATGTCCACCGCACCCGTCCCCGGCCCGCTTCCGCCCCCGCGTCCCCCGCCGCTTGCCCCCGACCCTCCCGCCACTCGCGCCGGCAACAGCTCGGGATTCTCGCCGACGAATTTCTTCAGGAACTCTTTCATCTCTCCGCCGTCGTGCGGAACCTCGTCCTTCACCGCTTTGTAAGCCAGCTCCAGCTTCGCCACTCCCAGCTTTTGCAGCTCCGCCCGAATCGCCGAGCCCCTCTCAGCTTCCTCTACCCGCTTTTCCAGGCTTTCCCGCCGTCGCCGTTCCTCGGCCAGCTCGTCCAGCACCGCCCGAATATCTGTTTCGTCCATTCCCTCTCCTCACCCAAACTCCACCGAATGGGGACTGCCTGCCGATTTCGATGAACCAGGGTTCCCCTGTCCGCAACTGAGCGAATGGGGACTGCCTGCGGATTTCGATGAACCAGGGTTCCCCTGTCCGCAAAGTGTCCCCGAAATCAAGAGGCTGTCCCCATTCGCACCGCCCCATTCGCCCCCGCTCATTCGCACCGCCCCATTCGCACCACTACGCCCCCTCGATCTCCTGCGCGATCCGATCTTTCACGTCCTGCCGTGAATCGCACAGATACTTCAGCGCCAGCTTCTTGAAGACTTCCTTCGTCAGCGTCGGCGACGTCACCCCTAGCGCTAGTAACTGCTTTGCGTCCTCGAGCTCCGTCCCAAAATCCGCGATGTCGAACTCGTCCATGCCCGTAACGCTTATATCCAGCCCGTCCTCACGAGCCGCCGCCGTCGCCCGCAGCACTCGCCGGATCTGCTCCTTGATCGCGTCCCCGTATCCGAGCAGCACTTCTTGCGTAATCGCGAAATCCATCTGCTTGCTGAGTGCGCTCTGCCGCTGCGTTCCGCTCTGCTCTACGCCGACCTGGCTCAGATAGCACACCCTGTAAATCTCTTCCCGCAGCCGCACCAGATTGTCCGCCGCGATCTGGTAAACCTTTCCTTCCGGCTCCGTCCATCCAAACCTGTCCTGCGCGCCAAGCTGGATGTAGTAGCTTTCGCCCACCATCTGGCTCCACTCGCGATCCGAATACACCACCGGCATTGCGAATAGCCCCATCGTCAGGGCCCAACTCAGTGCGTTCGATTTGTTGAAGTGCTCCAGTTGCAGCGAGCCCGCCCGGTTGAGCATCCACAGCCCTTCCGGAATCCGCAACGCAAACAGCGGTGTCTGCCCGAGCTTGGCCAGCCCGTGCGTCCCTTGATCGACGAGTGCGGCCTTACCGCCGTCCTCTATGTAGATCCGATACGTCCGTTTGTCGTAATACGCCCACTTGGTCTCCGTCCGCCATTCGGGATCCTCCACGCGATCTTTCTTGATCTGTTTGGTACGGATCACCACCCACTCGAAGTTCCCGTACTCGTCCAGGCTCCAGTTGATGACGTCGTCCGCGGCATACTCCACCAGATACGCGCGCGACGCCCCGCACGCATCTTCTTCAGCGCGCGTCCCCGGCAACGTCGTTACCCGTGGAAAGTCCACCAGGACGTAGCTCGTCCCCGTCACCAGGCTCTCCGTGAACTGCCGCCGGAAAAACTCCGACAACGACGTTCCTCTCCGATCCGTATCCTCCACCAGGGCCGCGAAAAATGTTTTCGACGCCGCATCAGTACCTTCGAAAGTGATCACCGGCTCCCGCCGGAATAGCGTCGCCGCGTACCAGTCCACGATCGATCCCACGTAGTTCTCGTAGAAAACCCTGCACAGCCGTTCCCCGTAAACCTCGCCGGGCTCTCTCTGCCGCCGGATCAGGTACTGCGACGCGTTCCTCTTGAAGTGCTCCCCGCCCGCATATAGATCGCGGTACTGTCTCCAGGCCGCCTTCTTCGCCACATACTCCGGATGCTCTTGATCGATATCAAACACTCAGGACTCTCCTCTGGCCCCTGGCGTCTGGCCCCTGGCCCCTTCCTAAATCAGCCTCGTTCCCCGCTCTCCGACCTTCTCCCCCACCCGCAGTTCCTGCCACACCAGGTACCCCAGCGCATCCGACAAGTGCGTCCTCTTCGGATCCCGATCCTTGTCGATCACCTGGCTGTTCTCCTTGTAGGCCACCTGCTCCAGATCCTTGATCAACTCCTTGCATCGGGCGTCAATCACCAGCCGCGAATCTCCATCCGCCGGCTGCAGCGCCGCGTTGACCACTTGCACCCGATCCCTTACCGCCGGATTCGACCTTGGAACCTTGAACTCCACCGCCCCGTACTCCCCGCTCCGAAAAAACTTCTTCAGCACTGCGAGATCCGACGTCCCCGTCGTCTGCATATGCGCCCCCGATGCGTCCGCATACACCTTCAGCCCCGCGCTGTGCTCCGGAAATCGGATTTGAAACTCCTCGCACGCTTGCTGCGTCGTCGCCCGGCTCAGTACGATCTCGTCCAGCACCACCACCCCTTCGCCCTCCACCTGTGCCACCACCGAGCACATCGGATTTACGTTGAAGTCCAGCGCCCACAGCAGCGCCCGCTTCCGATCCACCTTCACCTCACCAACGTTTCTCTCCCGCTCGAAGCCGTAGTACACCCGCCCCGCGTGCAAATGCAGGTATTCACCCAGCACCTCTTGCTGATAGAACCGCGTGTCGTAACTGCTCTTGAGGGGCTCGTAGTAATCCGGCACCCGCTCCAGCAGATGCCGATTCTCGAACGCCTTCGCCGTCACCACTTCGTAGCCGTCCACCCGCTCGGCCACGAACCGTTCATAGACCCAGTCGTAACCCTTCGGCGTCCACACCGCGAACCCGCACAGCCTCGACGCCTTGGGATCCCGCAATCGCCCCTCGAGCCTCAGCCACGCCTCTTCCGAGGTGTACGTCAGCTCGTCCAGTCCGAACCACGCCAGGTTGCTCCCGCGCAGCCGCTCGAACTCCTCCACTGCCCGAAACAAGATCTTCGATCTCGTTTCCCCCATCACCAGGAAGTTCTCCGCACGATTCACCTCGTGCGGAATTCCATTCTTCACCAGCGCTTCCAGCAGCGAAGCCACCGTCGCATCCCGCAACATCGGATACGTCGGAGCCCCGATCAGCCCCGTCCGCCCCGCATTCAAATAACTCAGCTTGATCGCTTCTTGGCACAGCGCCTGGCTCTTGCCCGATCCGATCGGTCCCGAAAACCCCTTGAACCGTGCCTCCGATTCGTGAAACCGCTTCTGCGACGGCAGTGGGTGATACTCTATTCCTCGGACTTCGGTTCCACCCAAGTCACTGTGATGTCCTTTGGCTCCTCCTCTTCCAATTCCGTCTGGAGCTGCACCAGCTTGATGTAATCCCCCAAGGTCGCCTTTACGTCCTTGCCTGCCAACTTCTTCTCCACGTTCTTCAGCAGCTTCTCTACTACCGCGGCCTGAGTCTTTTTTTTTTGCTTTCGCTCAGTTTGCTCACGACCGAAGTCTATCCGCACACTTCGGACGCACGCATGCCGCAGCACGCTAAGCCATAATCAAGAAAGAACTTCTTTTTGTTGTAGGGCGGGTCTCCAGACCCGCGGCGGGCTTCGAAGCCCGCCCAGGACTAATGGGACAGCGTCGCTGCTTTTCGCGCCACAACGCCGCCCAAGTACCCTCCGATAATTCGGAGAACGTAGGAAACGCCGTACATCAATCGATCTCCGGGCTTCGCCGCAAAAATGAACCCGCCCGTCAGCGCTACTCCAACAAGCCCGACCAGAATGCCGTGCAGGATGAACCCCGCTTCCAGCTTGCGGGCCACCCACAGCGCCATCAGGAATGTTGCGAGCGCGCTTGCCGGCGGAGCCACGTAGTAACCGGCCGACTCGCGAAACTCCGGGCGTATGGCGCTGATAGCAATGATCAGGAGAATCACTGCCACTTCCGCCGCCGCAGCCGCGAGAATAACGCGTCCCCAGCGAATCCGTGTCGCCGCCAT